TCGTACAACTCCGCTTGCCGGGCGTACCGCGCTTCGGCCCGGGCCTCTACCACGAGCGCATGCGCTTTACTCACTTCCTGGTCATAGGTGTTCTGCAGGGCGTTGGCCTGGGAGTAATCCAGGCCCAAAGACTTGTAATTCGGCACCCCCTGGGCATCGAGCCCCACCAGCCAGCGACTCATACCGGCATAGTTGAACCCGCCGTCTTTTCTGACAAACATCTTGCGCATGGTGGCATCGGCCAAGGTGAAGAGCTGAGACTTTTCTTCTTGCTCCAGATGCGACCGCAGGGCCGCCACTTTGTCAGGATCAAGGGATTGCTCTTGCTCGTACTGCGCAAGCCTTACCAGGGCCGCCTGAGGATCACGCCGCCCCAGGGAAACAATCTGCCCCTCTGCAAAGATGGCCTTGGCCTTTACCTTGTACGCCGTGGAGGTCTCGGCCGGAAGTCCCAGCTTGTCAATATCGGCATACAGTCCGCCCAACGTGGTCTGGAAAGTATTGTCGTCAGGGCTTGCCCCAATGGCCCTTTCGCCCAAGGTGATGGCGTTGTCTATTCCCTGGACCATGGCCGCATGCGTCTGTTGCCGCTCATGCGATGCGATCTGATTCACACTGGCCAGGATGACCCGACTCGATGTCTCATTGAAATAATCACGCACCGCGTCCGATGTCGCCTGCTCGGCGTACTTCCTGGCCAGGGCCGCCACGGCCTCACGATGCTTTTGCGTGGCCCCGATGACCTGCGAACCTTGCAGAGACAGAGAATCATCAATCAAGGTCTGAGCATCAGCCTCGAAACGGTTCCGCAGGTCCAAGGACTCCAAGGCGTTCAGCCTCTCGTTCCGGCGCTGCTGCTCGCGCATGAGGACCTGCCCGATCTGGCCAAGGCCGGAGGCGACGCCTTCAAGCGCCCTGGCCGGAGCCGTCCGTGCCTCAGCGTTCGGTTGGGCTCCAGCGGCCGGAAGGTTCGCGCTTACCTGAGGCTCGTAGCTCGGTACTCTCACCGCCTCATCCCCATATAGGCCCCGCCGATATTAGCCGCGCCGCCCAAGATGCTACCGATGGCGCCGAGCCTCCCCGCCGAACGCGAGGACGCGGCCGCCCTTTTGGCTTCGATGGCCTGCATGTTATAATTGCTCTCCTCAAGCAGCGCGCCATACTTAATCAGCCATTCGTCGAGCGACGCGTTTTGAGTAGATTCGTTCAGAAACATCTGGGACGTCGGGTCATCCATACTGCCGCCACTTTTGGCTATGGCGACCGTCTGAGCGCCCAGGACCTTATCGGCGTACTGCTTCTGACGAAACAGGTTGATCTTGCCTTGAAGCCTGGCCTGTGCGGCAAGGCCCCGCAGACGTGCGGCGTCCATTTCGTAAGCATCGCCCCGAACGTTGCCCTGCTCATACTGGCTCCATGCGCCCAGAAACGACGAACCGGCCAGAGAGGCAATCGACAATACGCCCAGAGGCCCCACATCACACCCCGAGCAAGGTTTTCTGACCGAAGTTCGGCAGCGTATCCCCTAACGCCCCGGCCAGGATGGTGGATTGACGCCCCCGAACGCGCGCCCTCTTCTTGCGTGCGTCTTCCAGGGCTTTGTACTGATCTACGATTGCCTTAGTTGTCCTGATCATCTGCTTTGGATATATAGCAGTCCCCAGAATGGTTTCATTTACGTTCGTCGTCGGCATGATGGCAGCCATTAACTCACCTCACTTGTCGATTTGTATCTCTGGCATGATGGCCAGAAGGGTAAACGGTAAAGGGATGTCCTGCCGTATGTGGATGAGCCCGTAACGATCGAACCCGCCCGGGAAGTTGATCACATGATCCCCCGTATAAAGCTTGATCGCATTATCCACCAGAGGAAAATGCACGGTGTTGAACGTCGCTCCGTCCGAGCTCACCTTGCACCCGTAGGTGTTATAAAACCGCAGGGCCAGGTTGACGATACGGAACTTATGCGCCGCCAACCCGCCGTCCTGGGTCAGCAATGGAATCGGCATGGTCACCACGTCGCAGGTATACGGCAACCCGGCATGAACCTTTGATGCCGCATAGTCCAGGGTGATTTGGCCCGAGGCATTGACGACCCTGTTCGCCTGCACAGCCCCGTCGGCAAGAACCGCCACGGTTTCACCAATCAGATGATCTAGCCCAGAAAAGGTCGTTGCCGATGACCCGTCATAACTCAGGCCCGAATCCACAAAGAACGCGTCTTCGGATTCATCTTCGGCGCCATTGAAGAACGGGTCCATAAGCTCGACATAGCGCACCGTGGCCCCGCCAACCGTGCGCGCTACGATCAACCATACCTCATCGTCACTATCCCCCGGAATCGTGCAAATACTTTCGAAGTCACCATCAGTGACATGTTTATGCCAAGCTACAACCTTATGTTCAGGCAGGTAGGTCATACCGAGCAACGCGCCGTCATCGCGCACACACCACACGATAGAATGCGGCTCCTGCTGATACGCTATCTCCGTGATGTTGTTCCCCATGGTCAAATGTTCCGCCATGATGGACAGGTTCTCGCCCAGGAAAGAGTCAGAGATGTAATCGTAGGCATACCGCCGCAATGTCTTGCCCGGGCGCTGTACGAATATGGTCTCGTTCCCGATCAATAAGGGGTCGATCTCCAGCGGAGAGCCGTACCGGCTTTCGGTTTTGGTCGTGACGTTGGATGGCGTCAGAGCCGAACCGCTGTCCCCGGATGAAAGATGCCCCTCGCCGCCCCTTGTGCCGTAATACAGCCGCTTGGCGCTCTTTAGCCATACCAGGGCATTGACCTGCTCGGCGTTGATAGATCGGGCAATGGCGTCATTGTCAGACGTGCCGTACTCAAAATTATAGTAGTCGCCGGTCTGAGACAGCCAGATGCGTTCAGGAAATTCCTCGTTGCCGGCAAACACCAGGCGATCCTCAAAGAAGGTCACAAGGCGCGGATAACCGTACACGGCGTTGAACGATCCTTCCGCCCAATACGCGGTCGCTCCGGTCGAATTGAACGCCTTAATAATCGTTACCGTGGCATGATTCGCATCGGTTACGGCCGTGATTATAGCCAGGCCCTTGGCCGATGCCACGGCTGGAGAACCGGTGTATTCATAGGCATAGATATACATGCCGACATGAGAGGCGGTCAGGCCCACCCCGCCCTTGGAAAATGCCGAAGAAGAGAACGTCATGGTTCGGCCCGTGCCGACCGAGGCTTTATTGACGGCCACGGTCACGTCCGAAACATTCTCAGAGTTAAACACCGGCCAGGTCCAGGTAACATTAGCCAGGGTAAACGAGGTTGCACTCACCCGTGAAAGCATGGCCGGAGCATGGTTTTTATGGCAGATAAAGAGCACATCGGCGGATTGCGCGAACCTGAGATATGGCAGCTCGGCTTCGGTGTAGGTCGTGGTCACCTCAACCGGGTTACCGCTGCCGTCCACTACCTGCGCGCCCTCAGTATAAAACCGGATATAGTTGTGCCCGAACTCCAGGACATAGGCGACGGTCGTCGAATACTGAAACGGCACGAGCCGGGAGGCCTTGGCGCTCGTCTTGGTGGTGGCCACATACCGGAGCCCCGGGCGGTTACAGAGCCCGCCCTGAGGCATGACAACCATGTTCGTCAGCTCGGAGCATCCGGCCGCGTACTTATCGAGATCAACCCGGCCCCATAGCCGCGGCGAAAGCTCGCCGGCCACGAATGACGGCTGTATCCGGATAGAAGTGCTACCGCTCATTTACCACTCCGCAAGCCATTCCTCGTCATCATCGGTTGAGGCATATCCGCCGGCCGATAGCCATGAATCATCGCCGGTGTCCGGGTAATTATTCTGCGCACAGTCGATTTCGATGGCTCTGGCGAGAGCCTTCTCGTACAGCTCCAGCATCTCACCGCTTTTACTCGATCGATCTCCGAACTTCGGCGCCATGTAGCTGGCCAAGAGAAACCGCAGGGCCTTGACAAAGTGCGGGGGATACTTGCCGATAACCGTAATATCCTTGGTGTAGACGAGATATACTTCTTCCAAGTCGGTACAGATCGTTTGCCCCGAAATCTCGTATTCCGAGTCAGTAATGCGCTGCTCGGCGTCGACATCCCACAAGTAGCGAGCGGCCAGGCAATCGACCGGGAGCTGGTATGCATAATCGTATTCGGAGGTTGGCGCCGTAGTGCTGGCAAGCGCAACAGTGCCACGCGCAAACTTCCAATCGTGTTGCTCCAGGATCTCTTTTACGCAATCATCCCACCACAGGTTGAGCTGCTTCTCGGCGTCATTGGTGGGACTATCCAGGTCGGCTATCTGCTCAGTAACCCCGAGCAGGCCCAAAACCTGATTGCCAATGTTCATCTTCGATGCCATGCCGATTCCTCAGGGCCGGGATAACCCGGCCGCTATTCTTCCCTGCTCTTGGGTTTCGCCGGCTCTTTGTCCTTCCCGGGCGCCTTCAGCGATGGGTTTTGTTTCAAGATCTGGCCGTTGGTGGTCTTGGTGCCAAGGCGCGGGGTCGGGTCCATGCGCTCAACATACTTTTCAGACGGCGCGAAGTGGGGAGGGACCTTCTCTTCAGGCTTCGGAGTGAACTTGTCGCCGGGCTTGAACAGCCGCCCATTGTGAAAACATTTCCGGATGCATCTGTATTCCGACATGACTTTATCTCCTGTTGAATGGAGAGGGGCGCCAGGCCCCTCCCCGGTTACGTTAGGACGTCAGACCGAGCGCCACGGGATCTTCGTTGGTCTGCTGATCCAGCAGCAGGCCAGCCGTGATCTTGCCGCCAGTCGCGTTCTGCGTGGCCACGGTATAGTAGAACCGGATATACTGTTCCACGTTGCTCGGAAGAGCGGTATCAATCGGCCTGTACCCGGCCACGGCCGTGGCAGAGGTCAGCGTTGCCGACGTGATAAGATCAGTTGCGGAAAGGAAATCCTCATTGTCGTCGGTCTGCAGCTTGACTGCAATCGTCGCTCCGGGGGTCGTGCAGGCAAAGGCCTCTGTCATCTGGCAGAACACCTTGATCGGCTCGCCGCGCCCAACTCCGGCCTTGGCCAGATCAATGACGTTGGTGGACGCCACCGAACCGATGTTGATGGCCACCGACTGACCATCGCTGCAAAGCAGATCTTTATCCAGTATCATGGTTCTTCTCCTTTCGCCTTACGACAGGGCGGTTTCGGTCGACAGGATCGCGTCGACTTTCTTGATGGGGATGCCGAGGAAGTTGGTCTGGGGCCCACGACCGAACGGCGCTTCGCTGGTGTAAAACGCGTTGCTCTTGTTGATGGCCATCTGGTCAAACTGCGTCTTGAGGTTGCGGTTGCAGTAGAATACCGGCTTGCCCATGCGCAGGTTCGGGATCCAGTTCATGGCCTGGACCAGCAAATTGGGTGAAGCCACGCCATTGGTCGTTGAGCCCGTGGTGGCAAGCGCGGTCTCGACGTTGGCAATCCTCACGATGTACCGCCAGTCACGCACGCACAGGCCGCACTTCCACTGGTAATGGGTGCGGTAACCCTGATACCTGCCGGCCGGGGTCGCGCTGTCGAACAACGTCTGCTCGCCCAAGTCCTGAGAGTAGATGCCCGCCTTGGAGCCCTTGGGGAAAATACCGTGGACGGTATTCAGGCCCCACACGACCAGCCAGATAGAACTGGTGTCGTTTCCGGACCCGCCGGCACTCAGTACGTTGTTGTTGCCCAAGCTCGTGGTTGCCAGGACGTCATAATACCGCGGGGCCAGACCGAGAAACTTCTCGGGGTCGGTGTCGGTGTCGCCATAAATCAGGGTGTCCGCAAACTCCTGATTCATGGCCTCCAGGAAAGCCCGGTCCTCGGAAAGACGGAACTCGGCCGTGTTGCCGTTGAGGTCGGCCAGGGCCTTATCGACCTCGGCATAGGCCTCCAGCATGCCGCAGGTGTCATCGACCTGAACCGTGGTCGACTTGGATGGCTGAACGCCATAATTCAGCTTGCGCCAGGTGACGGAAGGCAGACCGGTCCGGATGGTGGTACGGTGTCCGGTGGGCAGGTTGCCTTCAACCCAGATCATATCGTCAAGAATTTCGTTGGTCTCGTTGAGCATCTCGACGATGGCCGAAGTTTTGCCGTCAGGGTCAACACGTTTGGCCCAATCCGCCAAGGTCAACTTTGTTCCGATAGTAGACATGGTTTATTCTCCTTTCTTCATTGTGGGGTAGAGTATTTCCGCCGTTGTTCTCTCAACGCCGCCGCCTGTAAACGAGCGCTCGAATACGTCCGAAGAGATCAGGTCCGCGAGCTTGACTGACATCCTGATAAGCAGAGGGTTGTCACCGATCCCGGTGGCGTTGAGCATAGCCGTGAAGTCCTCGGCCTTGATGCCGGCGCCTTCCGCGATCTTAACCAAGGCCTTGGCGCCAGCGGTAACCTTCTCTTGCTTCTTGTCGCCGTACTCTTTAACGAGCATGGCCTCAGTTTCCTTGGCGGCCCGGGCGATCTCGGCTTCGGCGGCCGTCAGCGAATCGCGCTCATCGGCGGCCATGGCCTGAAACAGACCAAGGGCCTGTTCTTTGGTCAGGCCGTTCTTGTGCGCGAAGTTGGCGAACTTGGCCGACTCGGCCTTGATGAAGTCATCAGGCAGGCCCTCGAACTTATCAGGCAGGCCGTATTCTTCGGGCTTCCCGGGGACGACGGGAACCTTTGCCTGTAATTCCGCAAGCTGTGCTTGCGTGGTCAGGTGTGCCTTTGCCAGCGATTCAACGCCGTCAAATCCCTTGATGGCATCGTTACCCTTGATGTCATCCGGCAGTGAATCGTACCATTTCGCATCGCCGCCGCCCTGCTCGGTGTTACCCGTTGGGTTCAGGTTTTGCTGTCCGTCTTCCGCCATTCGAAATCTCCTTTTTCCGGGCAACAAAAAAAGCGACCGCCAGGGTGTCAGGCCCCTGACGGCCGCTTCATTTGTTCTTTCGCCTCCCCTTCACCTGGCCGGGCGTTGGAGAGGACCCGTTTTTTTTATGTGGATCTATCGGCTATCGCCGCTTTCCACCTCGCTTACCACCACATCTTTTGTTCACGTCTTCCCGCTCCTGATCATCGCCTGGAAAATCTCAGGCTTTACTTTAACCAGACGGTGGAGAACTTCATTCCCGATCGCCCGGCGCCCCTCGTTGAAATACGTATCGCTGTTCCCCGTGTAGCTCGTCGTGAACACGCCGCAGATCTCGAGCAACCACCACAGGAATTCCCGGCCCTGCTGGGTGTCGGCAATCGCTTCGATAGCGCTTGCAATACCCTGCTCCGCGCGCTCCTGGGTTTCCTTGCGCGCCTGGATCTCTTCAGCCAGGAATTCACTTTGGAAGGCCTGCTTCACATGGCCCCCTGCAGCGCGGTCAGCGCGTTCTGGCCGTTGCCAAGGTCGGCCTGAGATAGCGCCTTCATGCGCTCGACGTCCATGGTTGCCTGTTCCTCGCCCTTGGCTTCATCGATTGCCTGTTGCCGCCGCTCCCTGATCTCCTGCACCTCTTCATCAGACCGATTCAGCGCCGGCGGAATACCGGTGATGTCAGCAACCTCATCCATGATCTTGTCCACGTCCATCTTGTCGAGTACCTCAGGCACAGCCGCGGACAGGTCGATGCCAACGGTTATATAGGCCTGTGTCGATCTCAGGCCGGCCAACTTCTGGGCTTGGGCCAGGGAAGATATGTAATCGATCTCAAGTTCTTCGCCTTCGAGCTCTTGAGGCGCGGGAGGGATCATGCGACGGTCCAGCAGCGCCGCATAGGTAAAGTCAATCACGGCTTCCAGAAACTCGTCGGTCTGGCGCTCGATGGCAGGGCCAAGCGCAAAAAGCTTTTCTTCCTTGCGCTCCAAGATCTCAGTCGCCGTCATGTCCGGCTTTTGTTCGAGCATGATGAACAGGTCAGTATAGAGGCACCGCTCAATGATGCTCCTGACATCGTTGATGCCCTCAATGGCGGCCTGAATATCATAGTTGACATTGAACAGCGGCCCGTACTGCCCGGCCTTGTCCATATCCATGTAGTTACGGCCTCCCGGCAGCGAGTTGATGCGCTTGTCCTTTAGCGTCATGGGCGCCACCAAGGGAGGATCGACGCTCAAGTGCTCAGCCCGAAGCTTGGTCATCTGCATTTCCTGCAGCATTTTGACCTGCCGCAAAACCTCATGCCCGGGCCCCACACCATAGGCGGTATGGTTGACGTTATCCCACCGGGGCACGGCAACCGGCCTTTCACGGAAGCCCGATTCCCCCAGGACATCCTCGCCGGCCAGCTCGAAATAGATGGACTTGTGCTGCATGTTAAGCACGTCTATCCTGGTGGCGTCCCGGTTCTCGCGCGGCTCGATGAGATGATACACGGGGAACAGCGTATAATAGTGCTTGTTATCCATGGCCGTCCGGACCGCTGTGGTGACGCGATCACGGCCCCATCGGGCAACCATGTTCTTGGCCGTCATGTAGAGCTTACGGCACAGAGTGTCCACAACCCCGTCAGTGCCAACATCAACCCAATATTCCCCCACCGTCATGGTTGAGAAACGCACAATGCGGCGGTAATCCGGCTCCATGGACAGCGCGGCCGTGCCGAACGCGCCCTGCTCATAATAGGCCAGATGAGACTGATTATAAAAATTCGACTTGTCCAGGGCGTTGTAGATCTGTGCCTCAATGGCGTGAAAATATTCCTTGAACGCCCGATGCTTGTTCTTGTCGGGGTCAGATGATTGAATTTTGAACCAGGGCCGGGCCGGAGAATTAAGACCGCCCTGCAGTCCGGCCGCAAACAGTCGCAGACTCACCGTTGCAGAAGGATCAATGATCTTGGCGTACCGATCGTTCTTGTTCTCGCCGGGATTATCGCCCTCGAACATGCCGCGGCTCGGAGACAGGTACTTGACCAGGTCCTTATACTCCGCGTCGTAGGAGTCGCGCTTGCTCTTCAAGAAGTTATACTTCCTGACGGCGTCTTCTATGGCCTGCGTCTTTGCCATTACCGCCCACCCCCGGCCATCATGTGGCCCAGCGGATCATACTTTTGCTGCATGCCGAGATCATACACCTGTTGAAGATCGGTGACCTTTTCCGGGAACTGAGCTTTAAGCAGCGGGTCCCGGATACGCGCCATACAATCCAAGATGTCATCGTGGAGGGATACCGGGAAAGCGCTGTACTCGTCGTTGATGAACTCGCTCACCAGGTCCCGCTGCTTGCCTTCATAATCGATGAAATACAGGAAATTGGGAATGAACATCCGGCCATTCTCAAAGATCGGCACCAGTGTCCGGATACGGTCAAACTTAGGCATCGACCCGCCAAGCGGAACGATCTCAAACCGGTAATTCTTGCGGTCCTGCTCGTCCTTGATATGCTCAATATCTGAATCCTTGCCGTACTTTTCGTACCCGGTCCGGACAGGGCGATACTTCCGGTGAAAATGCATCAGCTTTTCGGTACGCTCCGTCAGGTTCAGGCGGTCGCGTAGGCCGTCGACCAGATAATAATTCTCGTCCTGGCCAAGCGCCATGACCAGCATCACGGTATAATCGTTCTCGCGTTTCTTCTCGCCGGCCGGATCGCAGAGCAGATATAGGTTGAGACCAGTCAGGCTCTTGGGCGTGTAGAACCGCAGCCACTCCGCCTTGAACCCCTGCGCCTTGTCGGCGGCCGGGTCCTGCAGCATCTGGCACGAGAACACATAAACACCCATGTCCCGCCGCTTCTTGGCCAGGGTCTCAGGATCCAGCAGCACCGGCGCTCCATCATCCTTGCCGTTATCCGTGGCCGGGAAGATGCGCGGCGTGACGCTGCCGCGGTCCAGCATGACCTTGTACGTGTCGTTGAAATGATACCTGGTCCCAATGGTACGGATCTTGCCGCCGTCAGCGCCCAGGTTGAGCGAGAGCGCCCATGCATCCGTTACCTTGGCGATCATGTCCGGGGTCGTGACTGACTCCCTGGTTACCACGTCATCATAGACCAGCAGCTTGAAATGCTTCGATGTCGGCTGTCCATCGACCAGGCCCCAGGCCTCCACCGTGGCTTCCTTCGGGTTGGTCTTGCGCTTGACGATGATACCGTCATCCTCTGACCACTTCGGGCTTTGATGCTGAGGATCAGCATAGAGGATGTCAGGGAACAGCGCCTTGAGCGCGTTATTACCTTCGAGCTCGCGCTTGATCTGCCGCAAGAATCCTTTAGCGATCGGCCGGGTATGGCTGAAGATCCCCACGGTGAGCTCAGGATCATTGAGGATGTCTTGAATGGTCTTAGCAAACGTGATGATCGTCGACTTGTAATGCTCCCGGGCCCACAGGTCCAGGTATCCATCAGGGTTGGTCTGTACTTCCCGGCAGCGGTCATAGATCCATGGCCGGTCAGCATCCTTGCGTCCCAGGACAAAGACAAGCAGGAAGAACAGGTCTTCCAGGGCCAAGCGCCGCATGACGCCCGGCACACAACCTTGCTCTTTGGCCTTGGCCAGGATGGGAAGATACTGATCGGATGGCTTCACCGCACCCCCGCCAGCTCTCGCCAGGACGCATTGACATAATGCTTGTGGAAATACCCGGGCGCCAGGACTACGGCCGCGTACTTGGCGCGCGCCTTGATCCAATCTCCCAT